AGGTACGAGAAACAAGATTAGAAGCCATAGAGAAAGCAATTGAGGAAGCCCCTTGGTTCGATGCCGTTGTTTTTTCAGTATACTATGAGCAAGGCCATAGCCTAAATACCCTCGCAGAAGAAACCGGGATAAGCCGGCATACACTTTATAGCACAATCAGAAGAACTCAAGATGGGATCAAAGAAAAAACCAAAAGGGTTAGGTGACGTAATCGAAAAGGTTACTAAAGCTACCGGGATAAAATCAGCGGTTAAAACCCTGATTGGGGAGAATTGCGGATGCGATGAACGGAGAGATAAACTAAACGAACTCTTTCCGATGTATGAGAATATCTCGATGGATGCTAGACAAAGAACCATCTGGGAGAATCTGCAAGCGGCATTAGCTACCGGTAGATTACGAGGTAAGAATAGCCAACTTTTTAGAGCCTTGTACGATGAACTCTTTGAGAAGCGCCATACTTGGTGCGGATGCGGTAACGAAACACCTAGGCGGATTGAATCAGTTAAGAAGATATATGAATACAGTTGCGACCAATGAAGGAACTACAGATAGAGCGCATTCCAATTTCTGAGATTCGCGCGAACCCTACCAACCCTAGAGAACTCTCTAAAGAGAACTACGATATCCTCGTAAGGAGTATAAAGGATTTCCCTCAGATGCTAGATGCTCGCCCTCTCGTTATATGCGATGGGATGATACTCGGCGGAAATATGCGATACCAAGCCCTACTAAGATTAGGCGTAAAGGAAGTACCAGTAATCCGCGCCGATGAATGGACGGAAGAACAGCAAAGGGAATTCGTTATAAAGGATAACCTTAGCTATGGATCATGGGAATGGGATATGCTCGCTAACTCCAATGAATGGGAAGAGAGCAAACTAAAGGAATGGGGGTTACTCCTATGGCAACCAGAAGAAGAACCCCAACCTCCAAAGAAGTTCGGTACTATACAGATAGAGTTTAACGAAGACGATTACGAAACAGCCTCCGAACTGATCAAGACGGTAAGAACCAACGGGGAATATATAGGCGGAGAAGTACTAACGATTCTAAGAGAAAGGTTTAAGTAATGACTGACAAAATCGGACAATCTAAAAAGGCAACTATTCAAGCCCTAGAAAAATCTCTGGGCGTTGTTTCGGTTGCTTGCCGGGCGGTAGGCATTAGCCGCGATACTCATTATCGATGGCTTAAAGAAGATGAAGCATATAAGAGCGAGGTAGAGGCGTTAGGCGATGTTGCCTTAGACTTTGCCGAATCCTCTTTGCATAAGCTAATCCAAGATGGAGTACCCTCGGCTACTATCTTCTATCTCAAGACCAAAGGCAAGAAGAGAGGCTACGTAGAAACCCAAGATATCCACGTAACCGCTCAGGCATCAGATGCGCCGCCTTGGTTCGAAGTAGAGGAATGAAGAACGCGACTACCTACTACCAAGCGAAGAAGAGTAAAGCGCGGATTCAAGTTCATCAAGGAGGAACAAGATCTGGGAAGAGTTGGAGCATATTACAGATAATAGCGGAATGGTGCTATACGCATCAGAATTGGAATCATGTTATAACGATATGCCGAAAGACTCTCCCGGCCTTGAAGGCTACCGCTATGAGAGATTTCCTAGAGATACTCGATGGCGCGGGTTGGTATGATGTATCCAACCATAACCGTAGCGATCATACCTATAAGCTATTCGGAAACCTAATCGAGTTCGTATCGGTTGACCAGCCGCAAAAATACAGAGGGCGGAAACGGCATATGCTTTTTCTCAATGAGGCGAACGAACTAAGCCGCGAGGATTGGAGGCAACTTATCTTGAGAACTGCTCCCGGCCCGATCCTTCTCGACTATAACCCAAGCGATGAATTTAGCTGGATATACGACGAGGTTCTACCTAGAGAGGATTCCGAGTTTTTCCAAACTACCTACAAGGATAATCCGCATCTCCCGGAAGAACTGATACGGGAAATCGAGTTGCTCAAAACAGCCGATCCCAACTATTGGAGAGTATACGGATTAGGAGAGCGAGGTACTAGCCCGGCGGTTATCTTTCCTTCTTGGCATGGGGTAGATACCATTCCAGATAACGCCAAGCTAATAGCGCATGGTTTAGATTTTGGCTATACGAATGATCCTACGGCTTTGGTTTCAGTATACAACCGAGGGCATGAACTATTCATGCAATCGAGGCTGTACCAAACGGGATTAACTAACCTTGATATAGGAGATAAGCTAACCGAGTTAGGTATAGGAAGAGAGCCAATAGTAGCAGACTCCGCCGAGCCGAAGAGCATCGAGGAACTGCATCGATTAGGCTTCTCAGTTAAGCCAAGCAAGAAGGGGCCAGATAGCGTTCGAATCGGTATCGATATCCTTAGACGGCATCGGCTACACGTTACCAACGATAGCGGAGATTTAATTAAAGAACTACGTAATTACAAATGGCAAACGGATAAGAACGGCCAGCAATTAAATAGGCCCGAATCCAGCGGATGGGATCATGCTATAGATGCTGCTCGTTACGTATGCCAAAACTACCTAGCAACAAACAAGCGAGGAAAATACTTTATATCGTGAAGAGAACTATAACCGTACCGGAAACGCTTAACGATATTACGGTATCGCAGTACATGGAGTTGGTTAACCTACCGGAAGACTTAGAGCCAAATAGCCAAATGGCGGAAACTCTGCGCATAGCTTGCGGCCTCTCGAAAAAGGATATCCTACATATGGAGAACGCCGATCTCGTAAAGATTATCGGTATCCTATCTGGCATTATTGACGGAGCAGATAACGCTGAATTTATGGAGTTCATAGAGTTGGACGGAGTACGCTACGGCTTCCATCCGAACCTAGCAAAGATTACCGTAGCCGAGTTTGCAGATTTGGAGATGCTTTGTAAAGACGCGAATAAGAACCTACCTACTATATGCGGCATCCTTTACCGTCCGGTTATAGAAGAGCATTCCGGGTTCTATGCTATCGAGCCATACGATGGAGAAGATAGGGGCGCGATATTCTCACTCGCTCCCGCTGGGCTTGCTTTAGGTGCGCTCGGTTTTTTTTTGTCCGTAGGGCTGAAATTGCAGAGCAGTTTGGCCAACTATTCCAAGGAGATGAAGGAGGGGCAATCTCTGATAAGTGGGGATGGTTTGCCGTTATTGTTGCGCTGGCGGGAGAAGACGTTACCAAACTCGAAGCCGTGGAGCGCCTGCAAGTTAATGTGGCCCTTTCGTTCTTGGCGTACCAACAAGATCTAAGAACAAGTAAAAGCATAAACGTTCCAACATGATTACAGTTAAGAACCTCATAGATACCCTAGAAACGGTATCTACCTCGAACTACTTTATCCGATCATTCAAAGCCGGGGAGATGAGCGAAGTAGACTTAAACAAATTGGGAGCAACTGATTATCCGTTATGCTTTGCCGATATAGGATCAGCAACTATTGAACGCGGCGCTCTGATTTACGACTTAGATATTCTAGTAGCGGATATCGAGAAGAGCGGAACAACGCAACATCCGCAAGCAACAAGCGATACTCTCGAAACGCTCCACGATTTAATTAACCAATTCCATCAGAGCCTTTCTAGTTCTTCCGATGTTGGGGCGGATTACATTATAGAGATGCCCGTAAGTTGCCAAGCCTTTACCGGGAGATTTGATAACATTCTTACCGGTTGGGTAGCATCTGTTCGCCTCTCTGTTCCGAATACGAATAACCTCTGTATCGCTCCCTTCACATGAATAACGTAATCTTTATCGGAGGGGCTGGCGTTCCAATGGATAATACTATAGAGGAACTACAAGCCAGCGGAAAAGAGATTATCCGAAGGGCAAGGATTAGACTAGCTAGAAACGATAAGAACGTAACCGGGAGGCTACGCGATTCGATGCGGGCTACCGTGGATATCGTCGAACCAAAGGATACTGTATTTCTAGCCTTCACTTTTAAGGGGGCTGCTTATTGGAACTTCGTAGATCTTGGAGTTAAAGGCTCGCTCTCAAGTAACAAAGCCCCGAACTCACCTTACCGATTTGGAACAGGTACGGGAAGGAAGGGCGGCCTAACGAGCGGAATCGATAGATGGGTTATCCAAAAAGGATTAGACGGAACCAGAGATGCACAGGGCCGATTTACTCCTAGAAAGACTTTAGTACGCCTTATCGTAAACAAGATATTTACTACAGGTATTAAGCCTAGCTACTTCTTTACTGCTCCATATGATGCAGTTCTTAAAGAGCGTAAAACCGATCTAGCTAAAGCCATTGGATTAGATGTTGCCTCGCTCATCGTTCAAGCCCTTAGCCCAATTACTACACCTTCTGAATAATGGCCGTATCTATCATCCAAGAACCAGCGACTCGATTCTTACAAACTACGAGGATACCTATAATCCTCCAAGCATATGAGAACGCAAACGCGGGAGAACCTAAGTATCGCTTTATCCTAGAGATTAAAGATAGCACTGGAACTTCATTAGCTACCTTAAAGACGTTTCCGAGCGGCCCTAACTCAAACTCTACCGCCTTCGATGTTTCGAACATTGTAAACGATTACCTATCGAATACAATAATTAACTCGAACCAAACGGCTAACTATATTGCTACGCTAGGTACTACAGGATTCGTACCGAGTAAATCGTATAGCAGTTCGGGCGATGGAACGTATGGACAATCGGCACAATTCGAACTAGAACTAGGATACGAATATGCTCTATCTGCTACCGCTGCTCCTATTGAATATCGAAACCAACAGAGTACAACGTTCTTTGCTTTTCGTAATGCTCCAGATTCTTACGTAACTACATGGAGCGCAAGCCGAGGCGATGGCAGATACCAAGCCGATGTAGGGAATACGGGATCTATAACCGATGCGGCTAATGAGAATAACAGATTTATGAGCGGCGCTCCTTTACTTGGAGAAAACCCTACAGGATTAGCAGCCCTAGAAATGATTGGCACTAACATACAATCGAGCGAATCCTATACCCTTGCATTCTCCCCGGTAGAAAAAGTAGCTACCCAAGTGACTAGGCTAATAGATAGAATCTTTATTAGATGCTATGATGTTACCGGTACGCAAATCGGAACCGATCAATCTATAGAGTATATCAATGCGAACGGCGGGCCTGTTGGTTTCCCGGTAGCAACCCAAGAAGATTTCGTATACTACTTCGGTGCTGGCCCAAAGAACTTACAGGAGCAAACCGATAACTCTACTCTAGCCGGATATTTTTCAGCCGGAACAGTTGCCTCATATTACGTTTGGGGCGCATATGATTCAACGCCGGCCAACCAAGTAACGGGAGTATTTAAATTTACTATCTTAGATAACTGCTCTAAATATCCATCGAGAAGAATAGCCTACCTAAATAGAGAAGGCGCATGGGATTACTTTACATTCGATCAAAGGAGCGTAAAGAGCCTATCAAAAATTGATAGAAGCACCTTTAGAAAAGGGCGCGGTAATTGGGAGGAGATTTCAAATACTACGCAATTTGGCTACAATGTATTCGATAGAGGCGAAACAGTAACTAACGTAGAAGCCGAGCAAATAGAAAGCCTTTCTACCGATTGGCTGAATGCTCGTTACGTTAACATGATAGAGGATCTCGTTACTTCGCCTTCGGTTTTTATCTACGATAGCGGGAACCCATCGGGAGCCGTTCCGGTATTGGTTACCGATAACAACTTTATTACCAAAACCAACGCGAACGATAAACTCTTTAACTATACGATTAAAGTAAAGTACGCGAACCGCCCCTATCTCCAATGATTGAACTAAGAGCCAGAGAGCAACAAGGTAGCCCGGCCCCGTTTATAACCTTAGATTTAGAAAATGCCCCTTCAATAGCTTTAAATCTTTCGGTAGCGAAACCGGGAGAACTGATGAAGAGGAGCAGCCCCTATTCGCAAACTTTCCGCCTTCCGTTTACCGATAAGAACGATAGATTTTTTGGAGCGTTTTACGATGCCAATTTAGTAGATGGAGATTTTAACCCCGGTTCGAATACGTACGCTATTATAGTAGAGAACGGATCGGATGTAATTAGGGGAACCCTTCGGCTGTTCTCGGTTAATTTGCTCAATCGCTATTACGAGGTTAGCGTTCAAGGAGAGGCGGGCGATTTGTTTACAACTATTGGCGTAAAAACTCTACGCAATGCTTTCCAAAACTCTAGCGGGGTAGATCTTACTACCTATAACTTTGTAATGAACGCGGCTAATATCAAAACTAGCCAAACCGTTACGAACGATATTACTAGCGGAAGCATTGGAGCCGGTACGGTAATAGTTCCCTTTATCGATCATGGACTAATAACAAGCGGCCAGCCAATCTACGGAGATAACATAGCTTCGGGAGGATTATTTAATAATGCTTCCTTTGAGCAGTTTCTTGTTCGAGGCGGCGATTTTAAACCCGCGATAAAATTAAAAGCCGTATTCGATAGGATACTATCGGAGGCGGGATTTACTTACTCTTCTACGTTTCTATCTAGCAGTTACTTTAGTTCTCTCTATATGACTCTCGCAGATCATATGGAACGATATGCTCGCAATGCGGTAGACGATTGCCGGGTAGGTTTAGACCAGAACTTCGTTACTTCGAATTTTAACGTAGAGAACGAAGTAGCGATTTACTTTGGAGATGAAACAACAGCAAGCGGATTTTTTGACGTAGGAAATTTACATAATGGTTTGAGTTACGTTGCTCCGGAAAGCGGTAACGTAGAATTTAGCTACTCCATTTTCATTCAATCGGGCGGCAGTAATTGGACGGTAGGATCTGTTTTTGTAGAAGTAGTTTCCGCTAGTGGTCAATCGAGCGGATCGGTTATAACGGTATTGGCTACGCAAGGCCAAATAGCACAGGTAACGGCAACGGGAGTTATCCCAGATGTACAACAATTTGAGGCGGTACAATTAAGGATCTGGTTCAATCCGTTTTTTCAAATAAGTAACCCAGATCAGAACGTAACCGTTCTACAATCAAACGGAGGCGTTAATTCCTTTATCTATTTCAAAGGCGCTCAGGCTATCGAAGCGGAATGCTTAGTTCCGCGATGTATGCCGCCAGTATCTCAGGCCGCATTTATTAAAGACTTAGCGCAAAGGTTTAACCTAGTTATCGAGGCGGATATAGATAACCCTTCGCAACTCATTATCGAACCCTACGATACTTGGATAGAATCGGGTTCTACTTTGGATTGGTCGGATAAAATGGACTATGATAAGGAGCGCAAGATTCAACCTACTACGCAACTAAAAACGAAAACGATTAACCTAGGCGATGCTCCATCTAGCGATGTAGGAAATACCTATATCCAAGAAAGCGGAGGTACAACCTTTGGCCGTTATGTTCAAGTTATAGATGATGAATTTTCGCAAGGTGAGTTAAAGAATACTCCGTTATTTGCTCCGTTCCATGTTTACCCGATTCCTAATAGTTATGGGGATCCAAATACAGATATTCCCGGATATCTAGCCGGTAGGTTCTATAGCGTTAACGATGAGGGCGCTACTTCATGGAAGGCCCAACCGCCGAAACTCTTTTGCCTACAATCGCTAATAACGCTTCCCGCTTCTATATTCATACAAGGAACTGAGTTTACGGATTTAGCTTTTTGCTCTCCATATAACGAAAGCCCCGTAACAAGTACCGCGCTCTCTTTATATTGGCAAGGAACTACCCCGCCATTCTCTATGAATAGCGCGTTAATTAGCCAAACAAGTGTAGGTGGTTATTTTCATCAGTATTGGCGCAAGTATATCAATTCCATCTATTCGCCAGATTCACGGATATTTGAGGCATCATTTTATCTAACGGCATCCGATATCAGATCGCTGCGATTTAATAACCGAATCTTTATAGAGGGAAGCGCATACCGTTTAACGGAGATCAGAAACTATCAAGCCGGAACCCACGAAACAACGCAATGCGTTTTCCTTCGAGATTTAGGAAGAGAAACGTTCGGCGGCTGTGAGAACTATCCAACCTTTCCCCTCTTCGATGGTACGGTTCGCTTTGTAGATTCTACCGGCACACCGGTAACCGATCCCGGGCAAATCTGTTGCGAGTCTAACGGCTTTACTTACCAAGATAATCTATGCTGGTGGAATCCGCCCGATAACGATACAGGAGGAGGAGGAGCAACCGGAGGAGGTGGCGGCGGCCCTATCAAAGATGATGTAGTAATAGATAGCGGCTTTACTGGTGGAGGAGGCAACCCATCAGGAGGAGGCTTGCCCGGTAAAGTTTCTGTAGATGATTACGATGAGAGCGCAGAAGGAACGGCTAGGCATCAATTAAACCGATTGAACCTACCCGCTAACCAAACAACCCGAAGAGTAAGAAACCTATCGAATGGCGATATAGCCGTAACCGATCGCTTTATAATGACCGGTCGAACGGATGGCTCTACAACTTCAGCGGCTCGGCCGGTAGGTGGCGGACGTATAATTATGGTAGATGAGGCTACCCATGCTGCATTTACTATCCGGGCAACAAGTGTACAAGTAGGAAAAACGGGAGGAACCGGAAACGTAGGAGATCAGGATTTTCAAGAATGGACGGCTATAGTTCGAGGCTCGGATTCCTTTACCCAAATTAATTCGCAAACCCAAGAAAAAACACCGACTACAGGCGCTCGAACAGTTAGCATAGCTACCGCATCCAGCGGAACACAAAAAGGAACGGTAAGGATTTTAATTACTTCAGATACGGGAAGCGAATGCGAATGGGAGTTAGATGTAGAAATGACTCGTACAGTTTCTATATCTAGTTTCAGAGGGCAAGACGCAATAACAACCGAGAGCGGAGATCCTATCATTACAGAAGATAGCCTCGTAATAATTCAAGAATGAGAAAATACATTCATAACACGGGAGAGATAATCGTTAAGGCGCTATCTATTTCTCAGAAAGTAGAGGTTTACGGCCATGATGATTTAGGCCGCCTCTATGGTTACTATGAACTCGGTAACGAATCGCCTTGGAGTAAAATTAAAAAAGGTATCCGCAATGGCTCAGGACGTAGACGTTAACGTTAAAGTTACGGGCCTCGATAAAGCGGCCAAGGAAGTAAACAAGGTAGAAGAATCTACCTCCGATCTAGGTTCCTCATTTGGGCAACTCGAAAGCGCGGCGGATAAGTTTACCGGCGGAGCGGTATCCGGACTAAGGGCAGCGGCCCAAGGAACTAAGGCATTTATTAAAGGGCTGAAGCTAACGCGAACGGCTCTTATTGCTACCGGAATCGGAGCGGTTGTATTATCGGTTACTGCCTTGGTAGCGGCGTTTACCAAAACGCAACGAGGGGCGGAGATGCTCGAAAAAGTTACGGCTGGCTTAGGGGCGGCTTTTGATGTTATTACAGATATCGCCGCCGGTCTTGGAGAGGCAATCGTTAACGCCTTCCTTAATCCGGTAGAAGCTATCCAAGGATTCGCGGAGACGGTTAAAACTTACGTTACCGATCAGATACAAAACATTATCGACGGCCTCGGCTTACTCGGTAAATCTATCTCGCTAGTATTCGAAGGCGAATGGAGCGCGGCGGCGGATGCCGCATTAGAAGGAACGAAGAAACTAGGAGAAGGCGTTACAAGATTAAACCCATTAACGGCCGGCCTTGCTTTGGCTGTAGATGGGGTAGTTAAGGTAGTTAATGAGGTAGCGCCAGCGATGGCTGAAGCGGCTACAGCGGCTTCTAAATTATCTGCGGCATCTATTCAACTGCGAAAGGATCAGAGAGATTTGCAGTTAGAGTTCGCAGAAGGTAGAGCGCAAATTAAAGAGTACAACCTAATCGCGGAGGATACTACTCGAACGCTAGAGGAACGATTAGAGGCAGCCCAAAAAGCTATAGATATTGAGAAGGGCTTAATGAGCGAGCGGCAAAGACTAGCAGAAGAAGAGGTAAGGATTCAAAAGGAAACGATGGCCCTAAGCGAGTCTACCGAGGAAGACCAACAAAGGCTAGTAGATCTTGAAGCGGCCTTAATTAACATCCGTACCGAATCGGCGGAAATGCAAACTACCCTAAATAATAAACTTAACATTATAAGGGATCAGGCATTAGCAGAAGAGGAGGCCCGTTTTCAGCGTAGCGAGGAACTCGATGCGGCTATTCAAACGGAAAGGGAAGCGGAGTACGCGGCAATCGTTGCAGATTACGAAGCAAAGTTTGCTCTGGCTGATGAGTTCGGTAGAGGCGAAGCGGAGTTAAAAGAAATGCAAAAGGCGGAACTAGCGGCTATCGATAAGAAGTACGCGGATATCGCCATAGCAGAACAAGAACGATTAGATGCGGCTACCCTTAAAACGCAACGGGATACCGAAGCCTTTAGGATTAAAGCTACTAAGGATACTCTTAACGTCCTGATGAGCCTAAGCGATACGTTTGCCGGTGAATCGGAAGAGGCGCAACGTAGAGCATTCGAAAGAAATAAAGCCATAGCAACCGCGCAAGGATTAATAACTACCTACGAGAGCGCGATAGCGGCGTACCGTTCACAGTTGACGGCTACCCCAGATAGCCCTATTCGGGCGGCAATCGCGGCAGGTATTGCTACAGCGGCCGGATTGGCTAACGTAGCTAAGATTCGAAAACAGAAATTCCAAACTAGCGGAGGTACTGACGGCGGAGGGGATACCGGTACTCGATCGGCTACTATACCTACCCCGCAAGAAGTGGGATCCGATGTAGGCTCTTTAATACCTCAAGGAGATGCCATAGATTTTACCGCTCCAGAGGTTAAACCCGTGCAAGCATTTGTAATCAGTAACGAAATATCTAACGCTCAGGCTCTCGATGCCGAGTTAGCGATTCAATCCACTTTGTAAGATGAAAAAACTAGAACTGCTCATAGACGAAGAGAGCGAACAATTCGGAGTAGAGGCCATTAGTTTGGTTTTTAGCCCGGCCATAGAGGAGCATTTTATTTTCCTCAATAAAGGAGAGCGATTTACCTTCGCCCAAGTTGACGAAGAGAAGCGGCTACTAATCGGCCCAGCCCTTATTCCGAATAAGAATATCCCCAGATTCGACCAGCAGAATAACGAAGAGTACGAGGTTTACTTTTCAGAGGCTACTGTAGCGCAAGCGGCGGAACTATTCTTAAAGGAGAAGCGAACCGATGCCTATACGGTAGAACATAAAGACGATGTAAACGGCCTCTCCGTTTTCGAGAGTTGGATAGTACAAGACTCTAAGAAGGATAAAGCCGCACTCTATGGGTTCGATGTTCCCGTAGGTACTTGGATGGTTTCGGTTAAGGTGCATAATGATGAGGTTTGGAATCAAGTAAAGGGAGGAGAATACCGAGGCTTCTCTATCGAAGGTTGGTTTGTAGATCGCTTAGTTCATATGCAAGAAGGCCCAACCTTAGAAGAGGTAACCTTAGCAGTTAAGGAGGCGCTCGTTCCTATCGATTTCTTAGATGGCGCTCCGCTATTTGCGAGCGAGTTCGAGGCTAACTTATACGCTGAAACTATCGGATGCTCTGGCTCTCACGTTCACAATTTAACGGGAACGGATTTCTATATGCCATGCGAAAACCATGAACAAGCGATAGAGTACGAAGGGCCAAGCATTATCGTAGCTATGGAAGCGGGAGAAAAAGAGAACTTCGAAAGCTATAGCGATTATCCAGATGCGGTAAAGAATAACGCTAAGAGAGGCATCGAACTAAACGAAGCCAACGGCAACAAATGCGCAACGCAAACCGGTAAAGTTCGAGCGCAACAGTTAGCAAAAGGCGAAGCGATTACCGAGGAAACTATTTCTAGGATGTTTAGCTACTTATCTCGCGCCGAAGCAAACTACGATCCGGAGGATCCTAATGCTTGCGGAACTATCTCCTATCTTCTTTGGGGAGGTAAGAGCGCGAAGAGTTGGGCCGAGAGTAAGTTAAACCAACTCGAAAAGTTAGAACTTGAGGCGTATCCGTGGGAGGAATGTATAGCCGAACAGATGGCGGAATACGGTAGCCGCGAAACGGCGGAGAAGATTTGCGGAGCAATCAAAGCAAAATATGGTAGTTAAAACTCAAACAATTTAACCTCTGGGAATATCTCAGAATAGAAAACCCAAGATATGAGCGTACTAGATCAAATCCGGGAGGCAGTAACTTCCCTCTCCAAAGAGCAACGCCGCGAGTTTTACGCGGAGGCTCGCTTAGATGATGGCCGGAAAATCGCAACAGAACGAGATGCCTTCGATCCGGGGGCTATGGTTTCCCTCCTTTCGGATGATGGGGAAAGCGTTCCTCTCGATGCCGGTACTTATAAACTCGACGATGGTAAAGAAATCATCATAGACGAAAACAACCGCATCGCGGAAGCTACCGTAGACGATGGCGAAGTAGTAGAGGTAGAAGCCTCAGCCGATACCGAACTAATGAAGTACGATGAAGTTCTAGCTGGACTTGTTGCCCGCTTCAATGTAGAGGAAGGCTTGGCTAAGACTATTACCGCTTTCGTTATGGACGTATACGGCGATAGTATGGAAATGGAAACGATTCCCGAAGCCGAAGAAGAAGGCTATAAGGATGGAATCGCAGATGAAAAGGAAGATGTACGCGAGGATATGAATGCAGAGGCACTAAGCGAAATCGCTAAAGGTTTCGAGGCGCTCTCTAAGCGTATCGCCAATCTTGAAAACCAACCCGCCGCCAATCCGGTAGCGGTAACGCCGGAAGGCAATAAAGAAAACCTATCGGCTATGCGCAAGCCAGAAGGGAAAAGAAACAATTTTAACGCAGTAGAACGCGCTCTACAAATCATTAACGAGAACCGATGAATAACGCTCTCTCTAAAAAGTACGATTTCGATATCGATGCTTCAGTAAACACGTATGCCGGCGAACTTGCCTTGCCATACGTTACCGCCGCCGTTCTCGGTGCGGAAACAATTAACCAAGACCGATGCCGCCTTATCGAAGGGGTTGTAGGTAAAGCCGTTATTAGCGGCCTAGCCTTTACGGATGTAATCCAAGCCTCCGCCTGTGCGGGAACGGATGGAGCGGATCTCGCTCTTACCGAACAAGTATTGGAGGTTAACTCTCTTATGGTGAAGGAAACAATTTGCCGTGGTACTATCTTCCCTACATGGATGGCGGCTCAAGGCCGGATGCAACGTAACGGAGATATCCCGCCATCGTTTGCCGATTTCCTTTTGAGTTCAACAGCGGCACAAGCCGGAACATCTTTGGAAAATCTTCTCTGGCAAGGTGCTACAACTACTTTCCCTCTCGGCTTCCTTTCTAATAATGGAACAATTAACGAGGCGGGTATTGATGCATCGGCTTGTAAGGGCTTTATCGAGCATGATACGGGGGGTACGGCTTGGACTGCTACTACCATCCTCGGCCATATGAACGGAGTATTTGCGGCGGCTCAAGCAGTACCGGGAATTTTGCAGAAGCCCGGTTGCGGTTTCTACGTTTCATACGAAGCATACTCTTTCTACTTGCAAGCAATGGCAGCGCAGAACACCGGCCCCGGCTTTAATCAGTCTATGGAAGGTGCTACTTACTTGGGCTACCCCGTTTACCCAACGCCGGGCATTCCAAATGCTGTAGATGTTATGGTATTCACTTATCCCGATAACCTCGTAGTAGGTACTAACGCATACTCTGGAAACGAACAAGCGGCATTGATTCCCGTATATCAATACGATGGAAGCGATAACGTAAAAGTTTCAATGGATTTCGCGGTAGGAGTACAAACCGCAGTAGCGGGCGATGGTGTTGTAGGATTCGATTTTACTTAATAACATGGCTTGCCTCATCAACGCCGGGCGGCTTGTTGAGTGTAAGGATGCAATCGGAGGGCTGAAGCGAATTTACCTCGCTAACTTTATCGAAGATTACGCCTTTACTCTTAACACTAGCGCCGGTACTCTCAACCAGGTAGATGAACTACCCGCTACCACGGTATTCGAATACGATTTACGCCCCGATCTTAGCGGTCTTACGGTGAATATCGGAGCGGATAGCGCAACGGGTACAACGAGTTTCGAGCAAGTGTTGGCCTTTACTTTGCAACAAGTGAAGATCAAAGATGCCGAACAAATCCAAGCAATGGCCCAAGGGCAACTAATGGCCTTCTGCTTAGATAATAACGATAACGTTTGGGCTTGCGGCTTGCGGCACGGCATGGACGTTACCGCCGGAGTAGTTCAAACCGGAGCAACTCGAACAGAGTTAACCGGGATCAACTTAACGCTAACGGGTATCGAACCAGATTCGTTCCTGCTTCTCAAGCCTACGGGGGGAGTTGGAACTACGAAGTATCCTTTCGATGGGATTACTACACCGGCTAATATTACTATTACGGTAGGAACGTAAGACTTTGTTTTGGTTTATGGTTATAGATTGGGGCCGCCGTTATGGTGGCCCTTTTCTTTTGTCGAACGGAATAAGCGTATTTCTATCTTTAGATGATGCTAGTACTTAGGAAGAATAAAAGCACGACCTTAACGGGATCCGCGCAATCTGTTGAATTTACGGATTTAGATTCTACAGCAACTTCTTTTCTGTTAGAATTAACCAGCAATAGCACGAACGAGGTTGCATATATAGCTTCTTCCATTGCACTAACTGGAACAGCGAACCGCCCTCGATGGGTATTCTTTGGATTTGCAGCGGGAACTAATACCTCGCAAGGGGTTGTTCCTGTTTATGATTTAAGCGGGCCTAAATATCCGGAGGGATTTTACTCCTATAATATCTACGCGCAAGTAACAGAGTTCAATCTTAGCCCATCGGGGTTATCTATTGTAAATTCGGGCTTAGCTTTTCTTCAAGATGAAGACGGCGCATTTACCGAGGCTACCTATACTTCTAATCCTGACTCCGTAGAGGGGTATACCTATTACACCGAATGAGCAAGAAGCACGATTTTTCCCTATTCGATTTACCCTCTCACGAACTCCCGTTATTCGTTGAAACGCCGGGAAAGAAGTACGTAGATTACGGAGCCGATAACGCTTATGGCGATTACTTACGCGATCTCTACCTAGGCTCTCCATTGCAAAGCGCCGTAGTTAACGGAGTGAGCGAGATGATTGCAGGCGATGGCCTAGGCGCTACCGATTGGGATGATAGCATAGAGAAGCGCGAGCAATGGTTAAAACTGCAAGCCCTTTTAAAGAGTAGCGATCGCGATTTATTACGTAGGATTTCTTTCGATATGAAACTCTACGGCCAATGCTATGTATTCGTTATATGGAATAGAGCCAGAACAGAAATCGCCGAGATGCGGCATATCCCCGCGCAAACGGTGCGAAGTGGGTTAGCCTCTTCCGATGGTCGAATAGATACCTACTACATTAGTTCCCGTTGGGATATGGCTAGGAAATCGGAGTATGCCCCGGTAGCCTATCCCGCTTTTAATACTGAGGATCGAACCGATCCGGCTCAGATATTCCAAATCAAAAGCTACCATCCGGGAGTTTTCTACTATGGCTTACCGGATTACGTAGGGGCTACAAACTATATCCAACTGGATAGAGAGATTAGCGCGTTTCACCTTAACAATATCCAAAACGGCCTCTTTCCTTCGATGCTCCTGAGCATGAATAACGGCATCCCTACAGATGAAGAGAGAAGGATAGTAGAGCAGAAGATTAATCAAAAATTCTCTGGCTCAACTAACGCGGGCCGAGTACTGATTTCGTTTAATGAATCATCGGAAGACCAACCAACTTTAACGGCTATCGATACAAACGGAGCCGATGGTATGTATCAGTTCCTTTCTACCGAGTGTACTACGAAAATCCTCGCGGGTTCTCGCATTACTTCCCCGCTTCTATTCGGCATCCGTGGAGATGGTTCGGGCTTTGGAAATAACGCCGATGAATTGAAAGATAGCTATAGCCTCTTTACGAATACGGTTATCGCTAGTTTCCAAACGGTTTTACTAGAGCATCTTAACGATATCTTTAGAATTAATGGGATAGATTTAGATCTGTTCTTTATCCCGCTCAAGCCAGCCGATTTCATTGAAGTAGAAAGCGTAGCGGTACTTACTCCAGAAGAGCAAGAAAGAGAAGGAATAGAGGTAGAGCGAGTAGTTACGGAAGAGCCAACTATAAGCGTAGATCCGGCTATCGATCCGGATGTAGCAGAAGCAGCCGCCGAAGCCGATGCCTCATATAATGGGGCGCAGATATCCGCCGCCTTGGATATCATGATTAAGGTTAAAGAAGGCTTCTTAACTAGCGAGCAAGCTATTCTCTTCTTAGTCCAATTCTTAAACATTGACCAAGTAGATGCGCGTTCACTTTTTAGCGGAGCGGCTACGGGGTTGAGTACGATGCTTTCTAAAGAAGGCGCTGGCGAAGGGGTTGCGGAATGGTTAGTAAACCGCGCCGAGGATGAACCCGAAGGCTACGAGTTAATCGATTCGCGTAAGGTTGTATACGAACACGAAGAAAAACTAGATACCCTATTTAAGTTCTCCGCTTCTATGCCCAAGGGAGATTCTAGAAAGGTAGATAAGAAGTACGATAGGGATTTAATTAAGGTACGATATGCCTATATGCCTCACGTAACCGGAACCTCCGGAACGCATACAAGCGGCCCAAAGAAAGGAGAGAAGTACAATAACGAATCTCGCTCTTTCTGTAAGATGATGGTAGCGGCTAGTAAGCGCGGTAAGGTATTCCGCCGATCTGATTTAGAAGCCGCCTCCGATCAGGCCGTTAACCCCGGTTGGGGAGAAGGAGGAGCCGCAACGTACCCGATTTTCTTGTACAAAGGCGGGGGATCTTGCCAGCATTTCTTTGAGCGTAGGACTTATCTAAGAAAAGGAAATAAGAAGATTAGCGTAAATCAAGCGCGTAAGATACTCCGCGAGGCGGGCCTACCGGCATTAGAAAAGAACGATCCTAAAGTAGCCAAGCTACCGCGCGATATGAAAGATCGAGGTTTCGTAGATGGTAGAGGCCCATTCACTACAGAAAGAACACCGAACTAATGAGTAACCTAGCCCTATTCGTATCGCCTTCTAAGGTCAAAATAGAAACCGCTTTAGGCGGCTCTGTAGATGATAACCTTATAGCGCCATACATTAAGACGGCGCAAGAACGTTGGATACTTCCAGCAATCGGCCAGAGCCTTTACAACGCCTTGGCAAATGCCGTAGTTAATGCAGATGCTACAGCGGCGGAAACTACGTTGCTGAATGATTATATCTCTCCGGCTCTAGTTCCTCTTTCCTTTGCGGGCTTAATGCCTTTCCTACGGGTAAGGATGGTGAATAACTCTACGGTTATAATGTCGAGCGAACAGAGTACCCCGGCATCTTATCAAGATATCCGGCCTCTAATTGATTCAAGTACGGAGATGGGCCAATTCCATATTCAAAGGCTAATCCGATACATCGATAATAATACCGGACTATACCCGGAGTTAGGGCAAGAAGCGGCGGGCGAATTGCACCGTACCAGAAGAAATTATTTCGGCGGTTTGAATATCGATTATAACCCGAACCTGACGAGGGAGGAACGCCTCCGCTTGCGAGCGGCCCTAGGTTGCGCTTATGGGTAAGGCTAGAACAAATAACGAGGAACTCCTACGGGAATACTTAAAGAAGCAAGATGGCAAATACGAAAATAACGGCCCTAAACGAGTTGACGGTAACCCCGGCAAACGACGATGTTCTAGCAATCGTAGATATCTCAGGAAATGAAACTAAGAAAATTAAGGTTTCAACCCTTGGAGTTGGGGGTAGCGGTACGGGTACGGTTACTAGTGTAGCGTTAACCGTTCCATCTGCTCTAAGTGTTAGCGGATCGCCAATTACTACTAGCGGAACCCTTGCGATTACAGGCGCGGGAACTACTTCGCAATTTATAGACGGAACCGGGGCGCTACAAACTACGCCATCGGGTACACTAACTGGGGTAACGGGTACGGCTCCTATTGTTTCTTCGGGCGGTACTGCTCCGGCTATCTCTATTACGGCGGCTACTACAGGCGCAGCCGGTTCAATGAGTGCGGCGGATAAAACCAAACTAGACGGAATCGCATCTGGCGCAGAGGTTAACGCCGTAGATGATGTAACCGGGGGAACGGGGCTAACTGCCAGCCCTACAACGGGTAACGTAGTAGTTAACCTAGACGATACAGCCGTAAGCGCCGGGGCGTATACTAACGCGAATATTACCGTAGATGCTCAAGGTAGAATAACAAGCGCGGCCAATGGTTCGAGCGGAGGAACAGGTACGGTAACTAACGTAGCAACGGGAACGGGATTAAGCGGAGGCCCTATTACTACTACCGGAACTATTGCACTAGCAAATACAGCCGTTTCGGCCGGTACATACACGAACGCCGATATAACGGTAGATGCTCAAGGCAGGATAACAGCAGCGGCAAACGGAAGCGGCGGAGGAATTGCTGCGGTAGTAGATGATACTACTCCTCAGCTAGGAGGAAACCTCGATGTTCAAGCGTTCGAAATAGATACCTCAGTAACTAACGGAAGCATCGTAATAGCGCCAAAAGGCACAGGCGTACTAGAAGTAAAAGGAGCAACGAACAGCGCAGCAATCCAACTTAACTGCGAGGTAAATACCCACGGAGTAAAAATACAAGCGCCTCCCCATAGTGCTGCGGCTAATTATACGCTAGTTCTTCCTGATGATACAGGAACAAATGGTCAGGTTATGACAACTGATGGATCAGGTAATTTATCTTTTACTACAGCATCGGGTGGAGTTAGTGTAAATAGTCAGGCAGCAAATAGGCTAGTAGCTTGCAGTAGTTCCAGCGATGTTTTGGACGGAGAGGCAAACCTTACATTTAACGGTAGCACTTTAAGCGTAACAGGTGCTATTAGCACGACAGGACAATTAAGCGGTAACGGTTCTTCTGTCGCTGTAAGCAAAATTGAAACATCAATAGGGGGCGCAAGTAGTGCAGGCGATTTAGGGCTAAATGCAGAGGTTGTAACGATTACAACAACTACAGGATTAAATGCAGGCTACGTTTATTATTTGGGTGCAAGTGCATGGACAAGCGCAGTAGCAACTTCGGTTTCAGCAGCCTCTGGAATGATGGCGGTTGCGACGGGCACGTCAAGTGCGAATGGAATGTGCATACGCGGAATCGTTCACGTAGCTACCGCTTTAGGTGGCAGCATTGGAGATGTAGTTTATTTAAGTACAGCGACTGGACGAATGACCACTACAGCGGTAAGCAGCACGGGAAATGTTAACCGAGTTATGGGCTATAAAGTGGGAACAAATCAATTGTTTTTTAACCCTTCGCAGGAGTGGATCGAAATAAGTTAAGAAATGGCAAGTATTTCAGGACAAAGCACGAGCAACATAGATAACGTAGACGGCTTTTTTACTACGCAAGGCGGTAGCGGAACGGCAAGCCCTAGCCCTACTTTTACGGTAGAGAATAGCGTTACTTACTTTAACAACAGTATTACAATTACTAATCATGGCTCTTATACAGATCCAACTTTCCAAGTAATAGTAGAAAGAAATGGAGTAGAAATTGTTAATACGGTTACTCCAGATACTTCTATTGCGTGGGCTGATACGGCGGATGTATCTTTAACAAGAACGATAAAGGTTCGAGCGCAAGAATTTGGGGATTTTATACAAAGCGCGGAGGTAACCTCTACATATACCAAATCCGCTTTAGGGTTTAGATACTTTCGCATCTATGGAAGTTCTAACGGAACTACACCTAGTACGGGTTGGTTTGGAATTATGAACTTTAGAATCTATAGCGGTGCAGGTCAAACGGGAACGCAATACCCTGCCAATCTAACAAGCGATAGCAGCGGAGAATCTAGCGGTTATTTTGTGGATTCGGATTACGTGTATAGTTCAAGCTACGCAGCCTACAAAGCGTTTGATAGTAATCTCAACAGTTGGAGTTGGACTCTATCAGTTCCTACCGCTGCAAGGAATTACAACGGGTTTTATTTTGATCCTACTATTTTTCCTACAGTGCCAACTATGTCAAGTATGACGTTTAGAAGTTACTCTACGCCTTCTGCGGCTTATGCGTTATTTATGGCAAGCAATACAGGGGCATTCTCAGGCGAAGAAACCCTAATAGCCTCGGCAAGAATAAATACTAGCAGTAACGCAACTTATAACTTTGGATAATGGAATACACGCAAGAACAAATCGATGGGGTAGTAAACGTAACCGGAGCAAAACTCTTCATAACCCACGTATTAGGAACATACGTAGAGGCCGTATCGGTAGGTATGCAATTATCCCATGATTCAGACGGTTTAACACAACGCGAAATAGAAACCATACAAGGGTTATTACCATGAACTATGAATTAATCTCGGTAGGGATAGGGGCGGCATCCGGGATTCTAGCAACTTACATTAAGATGCAGAACGAAATCGTTAAGATAAAGAGCCGCGTTCTCTCATTAGAGAAACAAGAAACGAAGGTACAAGCTACCCTCGATGTTCTCGTAGAAGGCATTAACGAGATTAAAATTCTTCTGGCTAAAAAGGGAATCGAGTAATGGAGGCGATGTACTTTAAGAGTAGCGAGTTCGATAGCCCCGATCTACCCGGATCCGGTGAAGTAATGGACTTCGATTTTATTGCTTTGCTCGATCATTGTAGGCACAGGGCCGGGATGCCCTTCGTAGTGACTAGCGGATTTCGAACGGAAAACCATCAGGCTAAATTAAAAGAAGAGGGCTATCCGGTATCTGAAAACTCCGCGCATCTAGTAGGCAAGGCGGCAGATATCCGATGCCGTAATAGTTCGGAAAGATATTTAATAGTAGCGTCTGCCGTATCGGTAGGCTTTACTAGAATTGGAATAGGTAAAAACTTCATCCATTTGGATACGTCTTTAGATAAAGGCCAGCCATTTATATGGATGTATTAAATTATAATCATGCAATTTATTGTACAAAATTGGGCGGAAATCGCTCTAGCTTTAATTACAGCGGCGGGAACTCTTACCGCTCTTACCGAAACTACTAAGGATGATAAGGTAGTTAACGTACTATCGAGAATCCTCCAAGCGGTAGTATTCGGAAAGAACAGAAAAAAATAAACGGGGTTCGATACTTGGCCTTTTTATCCCGTTAGGTTACCTAAGCGGGAGCGTTCTCGAACTCTTCTAAATTCTTGATAGCCTTCCTCTTTTTAGGGGAGGGCTTTTTAGCTTGAGCCTTTATCTCTTCGATAGCAAGGTTCGCCATTTTCAAAGATGAGGCGCTAACCATCCATACGTTAAGATCGTTCTCTACGTAATCGAGGCTAGGGTTCCGCCAATCAAAAACGCAAATAGGCTCGCCTCCGTAGTCAAGTACCCAACGGTAGCAAGTATTAAGGAGCCTCTTACGGCCTCCCCCTCCGGGATTATCGCTAAAATTTAGAACCGGCTTGCCAAACATCTTAACGAGTTGGGCAAAGGTTAAGCCATGTAGTTTCTCGAAATCCTTAGTTCCTAGAGCCGCGTTCAAGGCGCGGGCCTTCTGTTTTATTGGTTTAATATTCATAGCCATAAGGTACGAATTAGGTAAGCCAAACAAAAAAAGTAGAGAATTAACGAATATTTTTTGCGTAGAGAAGATATTTCTTCGTAGTTTAGCATATCCCCAAGGGGGTAAGAAACCTAGAACATTACTTAAACTACTAAAAATGAGCAAGTTAACCGTTAAAAGTCCTGAAGAGTGTATTTCTCTCCTACTTACATCGTCTGAAAAGCTAGAAGCCTTAAAATAAACCCAAACGCCCCGGCTTCGGTCGGGGCTTTATTTACCTAAACAAAACAAACACACAGAATCATGACACAGTTACAAAGAGCGATGATAAAGGACATACAAGAGGGCGAGAATGACGGCGTTGGAATGGGTTACAGCGAATTCGACGGCGCAGGACTCACACCATATCAGAAAGGCGTTCTCGGTTCATTGGTTGCCGGCGGATACGTTTACAACTCATTCGAAGGGCAAGAAGGATTCGATGCGATGTACTGCACCACAATGAAAGCGCCGCGATTAATTGACTAACCCAACGCCTCGGCTTCGGTCGGGGCTTATTTAATCTAAAGCCATGAGCAAGCAAAGCCGAGAAGCCTTTATAAAGCAAATTAGAAGCGGAGAGTACCGCTCCAAGCAACTTAAAATCTACCGCGCCCTAATCGATAAGCCGAAGAACCTAGACGAATTACGCGGCTCTATGGGCATAGCCCACCAAACGTTAACCTCTGCTCTCTCCC